CCCGAAGGGGGTCTAATCATCAGCGATGATGGTTTCTAAAACTGTTCGAATGGAGTGTTATTATGGCTTCTGCATCCTTTGGGCGACGCCGCGAACGGCAGACTGTTCGTCCTAGTACCTTTATTAATTGCGGGACTCTCCGTAAAAAGAGGGTTTCCGACAATGTAACTGTACAAACGATTAAGTTCAGTCCGGCCGCGTGGCCATATGTATTAACGGAAGTAACTTGGGATACAATCCACAAGGGACCGCCGTTTCTTACAGGTGGCAACTTTGCGTCTATTAAGGCTCAAAGTGATGCTAATACAATCAAGGGTGTCGGTGTACATAAGGGGGTCGCCGATGGCGGCTTCTATTGGGAGTATTCAGGCGGATTTATCCGTCCTACTACCTCTCAAGATCTTTCGGCAATCAGTTCAGCTTTGAACTTATTTGTCGATGACCCGTATCACGATGGCTACCTTGATTCTCAAGAAGCTCTTGGTCCTCAGGCCTTTGATCGTCTTAGGCCTAGACTGAGCGAAGTCAATGGTTTTGTGGCACTCGCTGAATTGCGAGATTTGCCTAAAATGTTAACTACTTCTGCATCGGCTTTTAAGAACCAATGGGAAGACTTAACACACACAACCACTCGTGGCTATCGCCGTTCACGACTCATATACGATATGAGCAACGTGCATAAAGCGACTGCCGATCACTTCCTCAACCATGCTTTTGGATGGGCTCCCTTTATCTCAGACCTTTCGAAGTTCTTGAACACTGTTCAAGATCAGACGAAAATCATGGAACAGATGTCCCGTGATAACGGTAACTGGGTTAAGCGAGCGAGGACCATGTCTCAGACCGAGAATGTTACCTTGATTCAGCAAGGATATGCTGGGGGATTACCCTGGCGTCCCGAGTTTGACTCAATGTGTAACAATATCGATCTTAGCCTGTATTCGCCCTACCGATGGGTCCAGACTACCTCTGTCTTAGAGCGTACCTGGGCTGTCGGTCAGTTCTCGTATTACAGGCCAGAGTATGATTTAAACCGATTGGACTACTTATCTGGTTTAAACCAGGTTCGTAGGGCCTTTACCCTTTATGGGGTTCGGATAAATCCTTCTACTCTTTGGCAAATAACACCTTGGTCTTGGCTATTCGACTGGTTCGCTGGATTTGGTACCTGGTTATCCAGAGTTACCTCCATCGTTCAAGACGAAATAGCCGCCAAATATTTATACATCATGAAAACAACTCAAAGAGTTACTTCGCATGATGTAACCGTCAATTGGAAAGACGGTGTCCACCAGTTACATTGGTCGAATTCACAATCAACCAAGCAACGGGTGGAATCTAATAATCCATTCGGCTTTACTCTGCCTGCAGGCGGTTTGTCTGCAAAGCAGATAGCGATAATGGTTGCACTCGGCTTAAGCCGTTCTAAACCATTATCTGGCGCCCCTTGATTTACACTTGTACAGATTGAGACCTGTGCTTGTGCAAGGGTGTTAACCTCTCAATATTTCTTTGAGGTCAACCACTAATGTTTTCTGAACCAATATCTATCACCGTAAATGCGATTGCTCAAGTCATGCCTCGTACTTCCAACGTTGGACAGAGGTCCACGTATGAGAAAGCCGATGCCACTTTCAATCTAACGATTGAGCACTTACTGACTAAATCTTCTAGAATTAGATCAGTAGCGCGATTTGAACAACGTGCGATTGTTCCTGATCCATTGACATCTGTCAATGATTGGGAAAATATCGCAATCTCTGTTGTGATCGACCGACCCTTAATTGGGTTCACGGCCGCACAACAGGATCAATTGCTAACTGGGTTTCGTGCCTGGTTAGCTACAGCGACGAGTGATAAGCTTTATGGGCGTGAATCCTAAAGGATTCTTAGTCCCATTTCTGTTGGGTGGCCCCTTATGGGGCCCCCTGCAGGGCTACACTCGATCTATCTGAGGTGATATATAGATGAATTATTCATCTATATAGAAAACAATTCGTGGCTTGATACTTTCCCTTTAACTTGGTTTCAAGAAAGGTAAGTATGAAAAGCAACGTAAGTGGCCAATTAGAAATGATGGAGCACATCTATGTAGATGCCTCTATCAAATGCGTCGCTGATGTGTATGATCTACGCGATCTAGAAACTATCAGATCGCGAGTCGAAACTCAGGGTGCGTCTTTTCTGACGATTACCCTACCTAGCTTCTGTCGAGATTTTGAAAAATCTCTCGAGAAGGGCTTCGTCGACCCTACATACTTCAAGTTCTTTAAGAAGTATGGGAGGATTCCCGCTTTTTTGCGAGAGTTCCTCGGTCGGCTTTTCGACTATACTACAGGAAGGAAGTTAAACCATGAAGTTAACGAAGAAAGTATCGATATCCCCACACTTGTTGAATCCGTTCGGCAAATATGCCTTGCGTACAAAAAGATTGAGGACAGCTGTAGTCCTAAGCGGACTACAGCGGCGATACGTAACTACATGGAACTTGAAAACGATTTTCATCAATTTTCTCCGGAACCTGAATCGATCCGAAAATTTTCGGATTTTGCTTCAATGCTTTGGGGTCCTCTGCTGGGCGATTTACGCCTGGATGGAATGGTCCCACGGCATGGTCCCGGTTCGACCGCCGATGGTATTTCCGGAAATCGGAAATATAGGTGGTTAGTCTGGTATGACCGTCTCGAAACTTACTTCCCTTTTCTCGGTAACGCTCTTTCTTTGGGCGCATATGAGTCAAGAGAATTCGAGATAGTGCGGTTTTTACCTACTGAACAAGAACAACCTGTAAAGGTTATTACTGTTCCAAAAACGATGAAAAGCCCGAGGATAATTGCTAGCGAACCTGTTTGCATGCAATTTGTGCAACAGGCGATTCGTTCAGCTCTTTATAGAGCTCTTGAGTCATCTAAGCTGGTTGGTGGTCGAATCAGTTTTACTGATCAGACTATAAATCAGCGTCTAGCAATGAAATCGTCGCGAGATGATAGTTTTGCAACTATTGATCTCTCGGATGCTAGTGATCGAGTTCCTCTCGACTTAGCATTGCACATGTTTGATTGTAACCCTGATCTCAGGGACGCAATCGCTGCATGTCGCTCGACGAGCGCAAAGCTCCCGGACGGGACCATTATTGGCCCCTTAAGGAAATTTGCGTCAATGGGTAGTGCTCTCTGCTTTCCGATTGAAGCCATGTACTTTTACACAATATGTGTAATGGCCCAATTTAAACAGCAGCACCTTTCTGTGTCCTTTGCAAACCTTCGGAAAGTTTGTAAGAGGACCTACGTCTATGGGGATGATATTATTGTCCCCACGGACCAAGCGG